TAACATTATGTATCCAACTTATTTAATATTAACAAAAGCAATCTGGGAAGGTAAGCTCCCAGCTAAACTAAAGACTGTTGATAGATTGTCTTGGAATGAGTACACATATAAAGATGTGGAAAAGACTGCAAAAAGAATGGTAGACAAATATGATTACTACCCATCAGATGATAACACAAAAGCTGAAATAAAGGCGTATATGGACGATTGTGACGTAGATTATTTATCAAGCGATACCAAAGCCGAGTTACTTGAAAAATTCAACGCAGAGCTTCGTTCTGTACCACAAGTTGAAGAAGAGTATACATACACAACTCAAGAAGTGGATACTACCACATTACAAGATCCAACTTGGAAAGAGTCAGCATTTAAAAATGGTAAACTTGGAAATCCAAGATGGAATAATGATGAAAGTAAGGTAATTGTAAAGTATGAACTACCTATACAAGATGGAACACTAAATGCAGTTAGTGCAGTAAGTGGTATTACTGCTATGAGCCATAGTGAAGCTATTGAAGAAATGAGAAAGGAAGAATGGTCTAGTGAAAGCTAATGAGCGAAAGTTATTATTTTGGTGGATAGTAATGCTATTAATAATACTAGGAATCATTACTACTGTTACTGGTTGTGATGGTGGTTGGTCTATTGGTGGTTTAGATATACCAGAGAAGTTGTGAGTGAAACAAGTAAACCTAAGACGGCAAGAAGTTATAGAGCTACGGTTGTGGGAGATAATACTGTTGTCAGTATTAATCTTAAATGGGCTGGGCAAGTGCTTGTACTTGTCGCTGGACTTGTCTATTCGTACTTACAAATTGAGAACAGAATTAGAGAGCTTGAACGCAGAGTGGAACTTGCTGATACCAACATTGAAGAGCTTGTCAGCAAGCACATAGCAGAAGAAGAAGTAAAAATTGCGGCAATGCAGGAGCAACTTGAGTGGTATCAAAAAGAATTAAATCTAAATCCTCTAAGCTGGGGAAAGAAAAGAAAGAAACGAAAATAATGCAAGATTTAAAAGTTTATGTTAATTTTATGAAGTTAATTGGTAAAATATAATGCCAATGCCATTTCATTGTATAGAATGTGATAAGCCAATACAACAGGCATTAAATGGTATGTGTGATGAATGCAAACAAGAAGAAGAGTGATGGATTTATGTTGCATAGATTTAGTATTTTTAATGGTATGGATAATTATAATAGCGGGTTAATATGGAATCGTTTATAGAATTGTATGCTGAGTATGGTGCATTGGCTCTTGTTGTGGGAGCGTTTTTTTATAGTTATTTTAAACAAAGCCAAAGAGCAGACGAACAAGCTGAAGCTCTTGATGCCTTAGCGGTTGAAAACAAAGGTCAGTCTCAAAAAATAAATAATCTTGAAAGTATATTGTTAAAGATGTTAGATAGATGGAACGCCTCTGATGCTACTAGAGACCGCAGGCACGAAGATATGGTAAAAGAAGTAAATGATTTGTCAGATGTAATGATGGAAGTAAAAGGAAGCGTAAGTAGGATAAATGGAAAGCACTAAACCCATATCAGATAGCAGTAGTTTAAATATTAGCCTACCTTTTATAATACAGGCAGTTACATTTATTGTTATGCTTGTATGGGGATATAGCCAGTTAAATGCTAGGGTGTCTTTTTTAGAATATCAAGTAGCTATGAATGAATCTCATATAGTAGATTTAGAAGAAGATGCAGAAAAAAATCAAGACGCTGAAATTCCTGCTGATATAAAACAAAATCAAAGAATTGATTACCTTGAGAAAGAAGTTGAAAGATTAAGAAATAATGAAGATTAATAAAACAATATCTATAGACAACATGATTACTTTAGCAGTTATTATATGTGGTGCTATACTTGCGCTTGGTTTTATGCAGTATGATATAGATATGATTAAAAGGGATTTAGAATTAAAACTTGATAAAAAAGAAGCAGTAGCAGATAGAAACCTAATTACATATAAGTTAGATGTTATTACTACTGATATTGCTGAGATGAAAAAATCTTTAGAACAAATAAAAGGAGAAATACATGGACTTCGTAAGTGAATGGGTTAGCTGGTCTAACTTTTTTTATATTATTGGTCTTGCTATAGCAGGGTATGCTACTGCCGTAACTGCTAAAAATAGGCAAATTGTTATAGAAATAGGAGAGCTGGTTAAAGCTTTAGAGGATGGAATGCGTGATAAGAAGCTAAATAAAGCTGAAAAAGATAGAGTTATGAAAGAAGCTCTTGATGTAGCTAAGGCAGTAATTCAAAGCAAGTGGAAGCTTTGGTAATATGAATCAACGACAAATAAGAAAACTTATAGACCACATTTTAAAAAAAATAGACCTTTATTCCGAACAGGCTTCGGAGCTTGTTTTTCTTACTGGTTTAGTAGAATCTAGGTATGAATATATAAGACAAATGGGGGATGGCCCTGCTTGTTCGCCGTTTCAAGTTGAGACTGCAACTGCTTATGATATTTGTAAAAATTACTTAGTTTATAAAAAAGCGTTAGCAAAGAGAATAGCATCTGCTGTTCATGTTCCGATTGATGTTATTTTCAATCCAGATCGTGAGCAGCTAAAAGAGCTGCTGTGGTATAACTTAGCATTTGGTGCTATTTTTTGCAGGCTGGTATATAGACGAGTACCAAGTGCTTTACCTAGAGACACAGAGGGCATGGCTAAATATTGGAAGCAAAACTACAACACTATGCTTGGTAAGGGAACTGTTCAGCACTTTCTAGATTTAGAAAAAAAAAGAAAAGATAGATAGCTAGCAAAAAACTATTTGTTTTATTTTTTGCGGAACTAAAACACAGTGATAAGAAAAGACGAAGATGGTAATATACTAGCATGTCCTAAGTGCGGTTCTAGAAACCTTAGAAAAGACGGGTGGCAGTATTGGAAGAATAATAGAAAAAAACAAAGGTGGATGTGTTATGCTTGCAATGGAAAAACAATCGCACCAAGAATAGCAGAGGAGTCGCCATTTGAACTACAGGAGTTAGATGAAGTAGAGCATTTGCCTATTGAAGAAATAATAGAGCATAGAAAAAAACAATTTACTCAAAAAAGAAAAGCCAAAGAATCTAAAAAGTTAATTAATGTACGGATTAATAAAAGGGGGCCAATAGGAATACTTCATTTTGGAGACCCTCATGTAGATGATGATGGTACAGATTTAGCTGAAATATATAGTTTATGTAATCTTGTAAATAAAACAGATGGATTGTTTGGTGGAAATTTAGGAGATATTCAAAATAATTGGATAGGTAGGCTACAAGCATTGTATGGGCAACAATCTACATCAGCTAAGGAGTCATGGAGACTTACTGAGCATTTTGTAAATAGCGTAGAATGGCTTTATTTGGTTGCAGGCAATCATGATGTATGGAGCGGTGATGGTGACCCTTTAGATTTTATTATGAGAGATCATTCGGGGGTATATGAACAGTGGGGTGCTAGGTTAAATCTTATTTTCCCAAACGGAAAAGAAATAAGAATAAATGCTAGGCATATGTTTAAAGGAAACTCAATGTGGAATACTGCACATGGTGTTGCTAAAGCAGTACAAATGGGTTGGAAAGACCATATACTTACATGTGGCCACACTCATGTTTCAGGCTATCAGGTGCTAAAAGACCCTGCTAGCGGATTAATAAGCCACGCTTTGCAAGTAGCATCATTTAAAATAATGGATAGTTATGCTGAAAAACTAGGGTTAGATGATAAAAATATATTTAATGCCCCCGTTACAATTATAGACCCAAGTTTTCACGATGATGATAATCGTCTAATAACTACAATATTTAATCCATACGAAGGCGCTGAATACTTAAAATATAAAAGAGAAAAGTGGGAAAAAGGTAACAAAAAAAGAAAAAAAATGTAAAAATATGTTGACTTTTTGCATGGTTCTTTTTATATTTTTATAATCGAGGGGCTGACCGAAGCATGAAGTTATGCATCGAGGTTTGGGTGAAAAAAACCGAAGGGCTAGTGAACCTTTCATTTCCTCAACGCGTAGTGAATAGTAGGAGGCTCCTCGTTTTTATAATTAAATATTATTCCTTTTATTTTAATGAAAGGAATAATATTTAATAAATGAAAAAAACAACACCAATTCAGCATTGTGCAAACCAACGGAATGGAAAGTGTGATGGGGTAATGATAAAAATAGAACATAATAAAGACTTAACCGGAGCAAGGGTAGTGACTTGGGTTGACGATGAACTTGCCGGAAAACCATGTGTTGTTATGAACGACAACAAAAAATGTTTGTACTTTGAAAACATTGTCATACCGGGGATAAAGGTCTGACTAGTATGGGGCGCACAGATACCACATGTTAACGTCATGTTGGACTCTTGCTATTTATTTGTGCGCTTCATATAAATAAAGAAAGGAAATAGAAAATGCCTAGGAAATATGTTAAAAAAAATAAAACCCATAAAGCGAAAAAAAGCAACTCATTTGTAGATACGGTTGTTCGTGGAGTGGAAAAATTTCTTGAGTCGCCATTTGACAATGACAAAGGGGGTAAGAAGTGATTGCAGACACTATTGAAAAGTTAGATAATTTATTTGAACTTGAAGAATTAGATAGCGAGGTTAGTGACGTAAATGAAATGGGAGAAGTACATGCTGACCAAATACTGTGGAAGATAGGAGATTTAAATAGTCGTATAGATGATATAAAAAGATCTCAGCGCGAATCTGTTGAATTTTACAATAGGAGAATGGAGTCTCTTCAGAAACAAATAGATATTCGTGCTAAACTGCTCGAGGATTTAATGAGAGATAAAAATGCTAGCAACAATTCATTAAAAACTATAAAGGTTCCAAATGGGACAATAAGGCTTACATCCACCACAAAAAGAATTTTTCCTAGTGACGATGAAATGATTCAATATTGTGAGGAAAATAAAATAGAAGGCGGAGTTAAGACCACGAAGAAACCTGTAAAAAAGGCAATTTTAGAATACATAAAAAACACAGGAGATATTCCCGACGGCTATGAAGAAGAAACTGTTAAGAATTTCTCCTATAAAGTTGGAGGGTAAAGTGTATATAGCAAAGTGCAAAATAGATGAAAGAGGGAGAATAAATTTACCAAAGAGTTTTCTCTCCGCTAATAGGATAAGCAAGGAAACGAATGTATATGTTCAGCCAATGCAAGTTCCCAATGCTATTAAAATTATATTTTCTGAGGAGGAGGTAGAAAAGTAATGAGTTTGCGAGAAAGAATAGAAAAAATCACAAATAATTCTTACTATAGGTTTACATATGACCCAACTATGTTGGCTAGTAAAACCGTAAGAAAAATAATGAGAGTGCTAAAGGTTGCTTATAGAGCATTAGGCAAGGAAGATGGCACTTTTAAAAATGAGATGGAGTTATTGATTGCGGAGTATGAGGTAGTTAGGCAAAAATCCGTCAATAAATATATCCACCTTAAAAAACGAACCGACAAATAAAGGAGTAACTTATGTCTGTAAAAATACACGGAAAAGAGTACCGCACAGTTGCTGAGCGTGTTAATCTTTTTCATGAAGAACATAAAGATGCAGTAAAAAGCGTAAAAACAAAAATAATATACAACGACGAAAAGTTTGTTGTAATGAGGACAACCATAAAGATTGGAGATTGTGTCTATCATGGCCACGCCCAAGAGGTTTATGGTAGTTCTCACATA